GCTGCAATTTTTCTTGAATCTCCAAATCCCATAGTCATTGGATCATTTATTCCCAATGTAAAATTAATTAATTGATTTGCTTGATTCATTTCTGGGCTGTCATTACGCACAATCTTTTTTAATTTGTTTGCTTGTTCCCAACCAATAACTTTATTATTAGCCAAATCGTCAAAATATGATTCTCCAACAAGTTGATTTTCTGCTAAAGACTCAAATTGCCCATATACCATTTCATTTGCAATGTTTTTATCACCACCAATAAGTGCTTTTCTTTCCTCGTCTGGTAAAAAAATGTCAAGCGCTTTTGCTTTTTTTATAACTTCGGCTCCGCTAATCCTTCCTTTATAATGGTCATCTTTAATTGAATTCATTACATCAATATTTATAGATGCATTCTTTTTTGTTGTATTAATAAATGCGGTTGAAATTTCACCATTTCGGTCAGCGTACATTTTCATTAACTTGTCTTTGTTGACTTTAGTCATTACGCGATCTAGTTGACCAAAATCACCCATTTGAATTTTACGCAATCCTTCAGCGGCATTTGTGGCAAATGCTGTTGTTGTTGTGTAATCTACAATTGCGCCCATTAAAGCGCGTTCAAAGTCTGCTCTTTTTTCTACAAAGAATTGAGGGTCACCAGTAGCTCGTGCAATATCAAATACCCGTTGCCGTTCAACATTAACTCGTTTGGCCAACTCTACTGGGTCTTTTTCAATACTTAATAAGTCACCAATAATAATTGGTGTTTGCGAAATTAAATCATCTGCGTTTACTTTTTGTGTTTCTGCATACATTTTGTATGCACGTTCCGCGGCTTTAGCATAAACAGGCGCTCCAGCACTTCCAGCGGAAGCTCTAAACTTTAGTCCTTCTTCTGGCGATACGCTAGAAATAGCTCTGCTATATCCTTCTGTAATTGCTTTAATTCGTCCTTGCACATCTCCTAAATTAAAAACACCAGACTCAACCAAACCGCTAACATTTGCAAATTCATTACGTGCTTTTACTTCTAATTCATTACGCAGTTGAGCCGCTTGAATTTTTCTAGCAGCGTTTCCAAATGTTGTGCCAGGCTCAGCAAATAACTCTTCTGGACTTTTACCAGCCTGTAAAGCTGCCATTACTTGATCTGCGCTAGGTCTATTTTCTACACCAAATTTTAAGCCTTCTCGTTCCGCTCTTTCGTCTGCTTCTTTAAAAGCAAAGTTTGCTAATCTGTCTAATGATGCATTAATCCCCTGAGTCATAGCTACAGACTCTTTGAGATTAGCAAAGTCTAGACGTGGAACATCTGCTGGCAGATAGCCAGTTGGTTGGTAGCGTGGAAGTTCAGCCATAGTTAACTACCCCAATCTTCACCAGTTGTTCTAAAGCCACTAGGAGCGCTGCCAAGTTTTGCATATGACATTCCAGCAGATCCTAGCTTACCAAATGCATCAAAGTAGCCAGCCTGTTCAGCAATCTGCCCAGCACCTCGATACAGACTTGCTTGTATCAAACCACCGCGTTGTGCCGTGTCTGCATTTTGTAAAGCAAACGCAAACTCTTTGCCACCGCGAGTATTGTTGACAGCTTGTATTAATCCAGCCGATCCTTCAAATCCTTGTATACCACCAGCAAAGCCGCGAGCTACTACAGCTGCGTTGGCTTGGTTGGTACGTCTAAGAATATCGTTAGCCTGTAACTCATACTGCACAGCTCTGCGGTCAGACTCAACCTCTGCTTGCTTTGCTTGCATTTGATACATCTTGTTGCGGTCTTGGCCAGCCTTGATAGATCCAGCTGCACTAACAACTTGTAATGTAATAGCAATAGCCGTTACTGGGTCTTGATACTTCTGTCCAATATGCTTGTTTACTGCTGGGCCATTAAATGGATCACCGATTGGGCCATCAAAGTTTTTAAGGTCTTGTCTAGAAAATCTCATATTAAGTTCCCTGGTGTGTTGCTACTTTGTACTCTAAACCAAGCAAGGTCATCTTTAATGGCACGTCTTGCTCAATTGTAATCTTGCCCTCAGTCGTATAGCCTAAAAGTCCATGCATTGTTTTAGTGCCTGTGTACTCGTCAACCGCCTCATCAAGGATGTCACCAAACGCTCTAAATGGCACCTCAATCGTATTAATTTTCATGTGCTGGGTACTAGCCACCAACGCGTTAACCTCAACAATCCGTTTCTTAAATCCAATGCGTGTGCCTGTCTGTAGCTTTAGGTCTACCGGCATGGTTACCGCTTTTACAGAGATAGGCAAACCTACCTCAAATTTAGTAGTTGATGAGCGTGGGAATGTAACTGTGCCACCGCCTGGTACTGCTTGGTTAGCCTGTACAGATCCATCAAGAATAACATTAACTGTTTCTGTAGCTACATGGCTCATGGATACAGATGCAGCAGCTCCACCAGTTTTAGCGCAATCTGTAAGCAAGTCGTTGTCAAATGCCTCTACAAAGTATTGGAATGTGCCGTTTACGTTGCGCTTGACTACTACATAGATGGTTGATATATCTACACCTACATCCACAAAGGATCCATCTACAGTAATAAACTCGGATGGGGCAATGACGTTTTGGGCGCGTAGCAATGAGAACACAGCCATCATGCCGTCATCTGCATTAGTAATTAGCAGTAAGTCGTTCTCATCAGTAGCCACAGACCTACGCAAAGCCATACGAGTTGGAGTACGCAAGAGATGGCCAGCAAGCAACGATATCTTTTGCGTGACGTATGTAAGCTGCGTATCAGTATAAGCAAACTCATTTAATGATTTCCCTTGTCGTTGTACAAACAGGGTGCCAGACTCTAACTGTTGAACCCTAACACCTTCTTTAATGCCGTTACGGCTCGCTGTTTTAACAAAGAAATTCGTTGGAGTAACTGGGTCAAGGCCGTTTTGAGGAACATAAAATTCACCTCCTGTTGTAAATACTTGTAGGTCTCTGCCAGAGATAATGTCAACAATAGCGTTGAATGTGTTGGTGTCTAGTGTAGCCTCAACCGCATCGTCATCCAAGCCTTCTGTTGGGTCAAAGTCAAAGAACAGTCCAACCTTAGAACCCCATATGGTAGAGGGGCGAGACTTCGATCCACCGAAATATAGGCGGCCTTCATGGAATGTTACCGAGCGTGGATAGCCTTTACCAGCGCTCCACACATCTTCGTAACCTGATTCGTATTCCCACGAGCTAGTAGCAATGGCAGAGGTATTAAAGAATGGGAACTCAGTAATAGCATCTACTGAGGTTCCAGATGTGTACTTAACAATCTTAGCTCTACCTTGTGGAGATGCGTTAATGTATTGGCCAACACTTCCAGCAGTAAAGAACGATGAGCTGGCAGTTAATGTAACCTTACCCGATACAGCCGATGGTGTTAGCGTACCCGCTGGATTAGAAAAAGCAGCGGTAAAGGCATACTTTGGAATAGAGTCGAAAGTAATTGCTGTGCCTGTCCATGTAGCATCTGTGCCACCGCGAACAATCTTAATTGGATTAATGTCGGGATGAACCACAATAAGCGTATCGGCAGACTGTGTCCATACAATGTTGGCCAGCCTAGCGCCAGTAAGCCCCAATGCAGATGTATCTAAATAATTATTAGCACCACCATTAATGGCTGTAATCAAAGCCTTATTCTTAAAAACGTGCATCCGATTATGCGTAAAGCAAAGCATATAGGAATCCGATGTGCTGAACTCAAACTCAACCAATCGAGTTCCGTTGCCAGCAGACTCTGTGCTAGTGTTTGGCAAGGATGAAATGTATTTGGTGCCAGGTCTACGTCTAATGCCACCCTGTGGCTGACACACCACGTTGGTGGCCTCTTCTAATGCGTTCTGATAGGCAGCCAAATCAACCCTTGCTCGGAGCAATGGGTCTAACTCACCAGTAGAAAAGTTTGTCTGGATAGAGACAAAGCGAGCCATTAATACCTCACAGCAATAAGTGAGAAATCGTTAATTGCGTTGGTTGGCTGGTTAAGGCCATCAATGTTCATAGCCTGTCTTAGATATCCACCTCTGCCATTTTCTGCTGGTGAGCCAACAGCGACAGACTGCCAATACTGGCTCTTCTCTGTTTGGTCTGTAATAGGTAATGCAAGGTGCCAAGTCATCATGTACTTGAGCAATTGCACAAAATAGCTGGGCATTTCAAACTCAGGTACAGCGTATTGATAGTCAATATAAACCTGTTGATAATCGGTAAGCAGTTTGCTACCCATGATTCTGTATTCTTTGCGTGGCGGGATGCCTGTGGCATTAGTGTCATATACCGCTCTTGGGGATCCTAATCGGTCTCCAGGCAACTGATATTCGTAGCGGTACTCGTTAGTAGGTGTTGTTACTAATTGAGCAATAGAGGTCTTTTTAAAGCTAAATGACCAAGGGTAAAGCATGAGGGCTTGATTGCGAATATCCGCATATAAGCGGTCTGCAATCGATGCCTCATCAGTTCCTTCGTTAAAGGAGGAGATTGGCTTTGCGCCTAACATCACGCAAGCATCAGAACATATTGATAGTGCGGTATCGCCAGCTGCCATTTAAATCTCCAATGTAAGAATGGGCTATCGCCAGTTTTGCCAGCAATAGCCCATCTTGTTACTAGATACTATTAGTCAGTATCGGTTGCACTTACAGTTGTACCATCAGCAATGTCAACCACACCAGCTGAAGACACAGCGTTGACGTAAGTCAACACTAAGCTGGGGGTAGTAGCGTCATAGACAAAAATAATGTCACCCACTTTTAACAGCGATGCAATGCTGTCAAAGTAGCTTACAGTATTAACTGTAGCTTGGGTGTCTGTTGTTTTATATAAATACATCGATGGTGCATTACCAGACTTCGATGCACAAACAGTTACTAAACCAGTATTAGAATATGCCATATCATTCTCTCCTTAGATTAAGATTCGCGAGCGGTGATTTTGACAATACCCTCATCATCGATGTTAATTGCACCGGCTGAGAAAATGCTGTTCACGAGGAACGAGGTCTTCTCAGGGATGTAGTTAACTTCGGTGCGTGGAGCAATAGCTTCTGCATAGCCGATGGCATCTTTGTGGAAAGCAAAGCAAGTGCGGTCTAAAGACGCATCAACTGCTAGGCCACCCTCAGAGCGGTCACCAAGGACATGGAAAGTAAAGCCCAAGAACGTATTGATTTCACCAGCAACAAGTGCTTTAACAGTATTAAAGTCAGAGCTAGTTACAGCTGTCTCAGACAACAACGATGCTAAACCATTTGCGTGGAGGATAATGTGACGGCCCTCTGGAGGTACGTTATTTTTATCCAATAACTTT